ACGGGCGTCCATCCGCACCCCCTATCAGGTGAACCGGATCCGCGACCAATACACCCAGACGTCGGCGATGGTGGCCTACATTCGCGAGCGTGACGGCACCCTGACGGGCACGGCGCTGGGAATTGAGCAGGCCAACTCCGTCTACTTGCAGATGAACATCATCAAGGCCGGCTACTCCGCCAACACCGAGGCCGGCAAGACGGAACGTCGCACACTCGACGCCACCCTCACGCAGGCACTGACGGCGCTCGGACAGCGTGACCCGGCGGTCGCGAGCTACATCGACATGATCCTGACGAACCTGAAGTTCGGAGACATCACATGACGACCATCTGCCAGCGATCCGACGGGGTCACCTACACGACGTCGGGGGCGTGCAAGGCGGGCGAGGTGACGCTGGGCGCCGCGACGACGACCCCCGGTGCGGCAGCGGCGACACCGGGATCCACGGTCGCCCCCGGCGCGAAGGCACCGGAAGGCGCGTGGATGCCACGCCTCCCCGAGACGGTGCACCCCAGCACGACGTCATCGGCCGACGTCGCCTACTACTCCGAACCGAACGGGTCCGCGTGGAACACGGTGCTGCCCGCCACGCAGGCCAGCGCACAGTACGAGTCGTTCCCGCAGTGGCAGCCGATGTTCCAGGCCCTTGCGGTGGCCGCCGGCGGCCGATCCGGGAAGGTCGTGTACGAGCGGCTGGTCACCCAATCCGCGTACTTGAACTCCCAGGGGATCAAGAAGTCCCCGTTCCAGCTCGGCTACGAGGAGGCCATGCAGAAAGGCCTCGTCACCCCGAAGGGCGCCGTGGGTGCGCCCACCACGCCCACCACGAGCAGCGGTGGCAGCGGATCCCACGGAGGAGGCGGAGGCGGCGGTGGGGGCGCGGCGGCGCCGTTGCCCGCGGACCCGTCGAGCGTGAAACGCGCCATGGACACCCTGGCGACGGGGCTGATCGGGCGGACCCTGAGCGACAAGGAGTTCACCGACTACTACAAGACGTACACGGGGGCGTTCGCGGGGAACCCGAACATCGACATGGCTCAGCACGGCACCGAGTCGTTGCAGCAGGACGAGGGCTATCAGGAGTTCCAGGTGGCCCAGAAGTTCTCCACCGCGTTCGACTCCGTGATCAAGGGGGCTATGTGATGGCGCGCAACCCAGGGACCGTCGACGACAACGTGACGACCCGCAAGCCGGCGAAGCCGGCGACCGGTGGCGCCACCGTCGACGGGTTGAACCGCGGCGAACTGGTTAAAGACTTCGGGCAGACGTACGGGATCGGGCTGATCCTGTCGAACCCGGAACTGATGCTGATCGCCTACCAGTCGCAGGGGTATGAGAACGCCTACTTCGACAAGAAGACCGGCAAGATCGTCAAGGGTGCCAACACCGGCGTCGAGTGGGACGCGAACCTCGTCGCCGCCGCGATCCAGCAGTCCGCGTGGTTCGACTCCAAGGACGGCAACCAGCGTGCCGCGGAGGCCGCGCGCACGTCCGACCCGACGTCGTGGGCGACACGGGTCGCGAACATGGAGGCCTCCATCCAGCAGGCGGCGACCGCGGCCGGCGCCGACCTGACCGGTGTCAACGTCAGCGAGTTCGCAGCACAGATGCTGACCGACAACTTCCTGAACCTGTCCAGTTCCGCCGACGAGGGCGTGCCGGCCCGGCTGCTGCGGGCCTACCTCGCCCCCTACATCAAGCGGAACGCCACCGGGGACCTGTCCGGGCAGGCAGGGATCTCCGCGGAGGAACTTCGGGCGAAGGCGGAGTCCTACGGGGTGACCCTGTCGGACCAGTGGTACATGGACGCGGTCCGCAAACTGGCCGACGGGACCATCACCAGCGTCGACCTCGACAACGAGATCATCACCCACTCCCAGTCCCGGTACGTGGGCCTGGCCGGCATGATCTCCGCGACCCGATCCGTGAAGGACATCGCCGACCCGTACATGCAGATGATGGCCTCGACGATGGAGTTGAACCCGGCGACGTTGACCTTGAACGACCCCGACATCCAGGCGGCGTTGCAGACCCTCGACGCGAAGACGGGGCAGGTGCGCACGAAGGGCCTGTACGAGTTCCAGCAGGAGTTGCGGAACAAGCCGGCGTGGGGGAACACCACGCAGGGGCGGCGCGAGTTGAACACCGGGGCGATGCAGATGCTCAAAGACTTCGGATTCGTGAAGTAGGAGAGGCGACATGTCATACGACTTCGGTGGCTGGAAATACGAGGACACGGGTTTCGACCCGAAGGCGGCGTTCACCGGCCCCGACGTGATCTCCGGTTACGGCACCGGCGTCAACAAGGACACGGGTGTGTTCAACCCTCCCCCGACTGCCGCTGCCGCGGCCAAGCCTGGCCCGACCGCGGAGGACACGTACTGGGCGCAGAAGGCGGCAGCGGAGCAGGCCGCGAAGGACGCGGACACCAACAACCTGATCGCCGTGATGACCAGATATTTCAACGACAACGGGATGGGCGCGTTCTCCACCGCGATGGACAAGTACGTGCGCTTGGGTTACACCGGTGACGCCCTGATGATCGTGATCGGCGCGGACCCCGCCTACCAGGCGGCGTGGGCGACCCGGTTCGTGGGGAACGCGGAGCGGAAGGCGAACGGCCTCGCCGAACTACTGCCCGCCTCCTACGTCGAGTTGGAGCAGTCGTACAAGTCGCTGATGCTCGCCCACGGGATCCCCAAGACCCTGTTCGACGAGCCGTCCGACTTCGCCGCCCTCATCGGTCGCGACGTGTCCCCCACCGAGGCCAACGACCGGATGATCAAAGCCGCCGACTACATCAACTATTCGGGCAACGACGCGGTGCGCACTCAACTCCGTGACGTGTACGGCATGACGGACGCGGAGATGATCTCGTACATGCTGGACCCGAAGAAGACACTCGACTATCTGGATTCGGAGTCCCGGCGCAACATGAACCGCGCCAACGTGGGCGGCGCCGCCGTCACCCAGTCCGTCGACTTGGGGGCGGCGCTGCGCGACGAGATCGCGAAGATGTACGACTCCACCGACTCCTCGTATGCGAACACGTTCGCGTCGTCGACGAGCAAGTTCGCGACCGTCGGCGAGGAGTCCCCGCTCTACGTGAAGCTGGGCGCCCTGTCGGACGTCTCGGCGTCATCGGATGAGTTGGTCCGTGAGCAGTTCGACCTCACCGGTGGGGTCGATGTCACGGCGAAGAAGAAGGTGCTCGCCTCTCAGGAGCGAGCCCGGTTCGGCGGTGCATCCGGCCTCGGAAGCACCTCATTGTCCGCTGGTCGACAAGCGCAGTAGGAGGAAGCCATGCCCAACAAGGCCCTGTTCCGTGAATGGGAGAAGAACGCCGGATACCCCGGTGGACCGCTCCGCCCCTCGACCGGCAACGACCCGGCCGCCGTCACCATCGCCACGCTCACCCCGAACACGGGTACGGAGCCGGGCGGTACGTCGGTCGTGATCGCCGGCACCAACTTCTACGCGATCAAGTCGGTCAAGTTCGGCACCGTGGAGGCAGCGTTCGTCGTCAACTCCGCCACGCAGATCACCGCGATCACTCCGGCGCACGTGCACGGGGCGGTGTCCCTGGTGGTCACCAAGACGAACGGCACCACCACCACGAAGGCGACCGCGTTCACCTACGGCGACCTTCCGGCGCTCACCTTGACGTCGCTGGTTCCGGCCGAAGGCCCCTCTCAGGGCAGAACATCGGTCGCCGTCGTGGGCACCAACCTGTACGGGATCAAGTCGGTCAAGTTCGGCGCCGTCGAGGCGACCAGTTTCGTCATCAACTCGCGGACGTCGATGACGGTGATCGCACCGGCAGGGGAGGAAGGCGTAGTCGACTTCGTCGTCACTGAGGACGACGACACCGTGACGACCAAGGCCGCCGGCTACGAATACACAGGCCCGGTGTAGGCCGTGTATTCCGTGGAGTTCTGGAAGGCGCTCGCCGAACGGGTCCTGTCGACGATGGCGCAGGTGGCGATCCCTTTGGTCGCGGCGACGAGTCTGGACAAGATCGACTGGCAGGCGGCCGGGCTGATCGTCCTCGCCGCCGGCCTGCTGTCCGTGCTGAAAGGTGTCGCCGCCGTCCACGTCGGCAACAACGGCCCGTCGCTGACGTCGGTGGAGGCGTTGACCCCGCCGAAGGTGACCTGATGGGTGATCCCGGTTGGACGGTCGGCACCCTCGCGGTGCATTTACAGTCGCAGATCGACGAGATCAACGCCCAGGCCGACGGCCGGTTCCGCGCGCAGGAACGCCTAACCGAGGTCCGTCTCGCGGCGGCAGCGATCGCCGTCGACACGGCGCTGTATTCCGTGGAGAAGGCGACGGTGAAGGCGGAGGTCGCCAACGAGAAACGGTTCGACTCGGTCAACGAGTTCCGGGGGGCGCTGGCCGACGCCCAGTCCCATTTCGTCACCCGTGTCGAGCATGAGTCGTGGGGTCAGCGGCTGGACAGTTTGGAGAAACGCCTCAACGTCCGTGACGGCCGCGGACTGGGCCTGACGTCGGGGTGGGGCTACCTCGCTACCGCCATCGGCATCGCCGCCGGCATTTCCGCCCTGATCTTCGCGATCACTGGCCGATGACCACCGAACAGAAGGAGACGTCATGAGTTGGCAGCTTGTCGCCGCCGGGGTGACCTTGCGGGATCAGATGAACTCCCGGTTCCCGAAACGGGGTACCGCCGCGGACGGCTCCATCGGGGACACCGCCCACGCCGCCCGGAAATCCGACCACAACCCGGACGCGAACGGGTGGGTGCACGCGTTGGACGTCGACCACCGGTTCGGGGCGGCCGGCGACGACGAGTTGCTCCTGACCCAACTGCGCGCGTGCGCCCGCGAGGGCAGGGACGGGGGGCGGATCTCCTACATCGTGCATGATGACCGGCTCGCCCAGGACTCGACGAACTGGGACTGGGAACTGAACGAAGGGTTGGAGCACCACGGCCACATCCACATCTCGTTCACCCATGCCGCGGAGACGGACGGCACCCCGTTCCCGCTGCCGATCTTCACCCCGCACCCGGAGGTCATGTGGGACGGGGTGGTGCCGCCGCTGGCGGCCCTCATGGTCGCCGCCGTGACCGGGGTCCGCTCCCCGGCCGCCTACCGGCTGGCCTGCCGGCTGCATGATCTCGGGTTCTACCCGCAGCCCCTGACCAGGGGGCTACAGGCGTACCCCCGCTACGCGATCGCCGACTGGCAGCGCCACCACGGCTACGAGGCGACCGGCAAGTACGGGCCGAAGGGTCACGCCATGATCTTCGGCCTTCCGAAGCCGCCGGCGTGATACGGGTCCTGCTATCGTGGGCCGTAGCATGTGTGCAGCACTAGGTCAGGAGTGATCATGGTCGCGCCGCCCAATCCGAACCCCGGTACTGCCTCCGCCGCTGCCGCCATCAAGCGCCGCTACGGCATGACCGGCTGGGGTACGACCACCGCGAACGGCGTCTACGACGTGGTCCGCGAATCCCCCATCGTCGACAAGTACGGCAAGGCGAACACGTGGGCGGCCTCCCGCCTGGTCGCCCAGCAGCTTTCCGCGAAGGCGCCACCGAGGAAGAAGAAGTAGCCATGGGCAAGAAGGCGCCCCCCAACGGCACGAGTTCGGTGTACGTCAACCACTACGTCGTCGGCTCGTTGAAGGTGGGGACCCTCGCCGTCCCTGTCGCCGACCGGGGACCCTCCGCCGCGACCGGTTCAGGCAAGGCACGCACCGCCGGCAGGAAGCCCTCCTCCATCAACAGGACGCCCAGTCAGAGGAAGAAGTAGCCACCATGGGGACGACGCGCAGAGCGCACGGGGTTCACGGCCCCACGTCCTACTCCGCCACGGACCGACCGGCCCCGTTCGGCGCGATAGCAAGACCGGTAGTCACAGCCCTGACACGCTCCCCGGCGTGCCAGGCGGGCGACGACATCCGCACAGGAAACCGATAAGGGAGACGACATGGCTAATCAGTATGAAGACGACGATGAGGACACCTTCGACGGTGACCCCACGCTGCCGCGCAAACTACGCGCCCAGATCAAGCAGTTGTCCGCGCAGGTGAAGACGTTGGAGGAGCGGAACGGAACCCTGGAAGGCACCCAGCGGACGCGAGTCATCGCGGACGTACTGGCTTCCAAGGGCGCCAACCCCCGCATCGCCACGTACGTCCCCCCGGACATTGAAGCCACCGAGGAGTCGGTCGCTGCATGGCTCGTGGACAACGCAGACGTCTTCGGACTGACGGCCGCACCGCCCGCGCAGGGATCCGCAGTGGATCCGGCGATGGCGGACCAACTCCGTCGCATGGCCGTGGTCGAACAGGGCTATCAGCCGTCCGTGTCCGGTGACCTTCTCGCGCAGATTGAGAACGCACAGAACGAGGACGAACTGATGGCGCTCGTCCGGGGCGGCCAGTAACCCCCCTTTAGGAGCCAGTCATGGCTGATATTGCCGGTCTGAGCGGTGTACCGCTTTCCAGCGGCTTCACCCGCAAGGACATCGTCCACGGTGGACCGATCCTCACCGGATCCGGTTCCGCCACCATCCCCGACGGTGCATCCGGTGCGCTCGCCGCCGGTTCCGGTGCGGGCAACGAGATCGTCCGCGCCACGTTCGACAAGCTGATCCAGTGGAAGCTGCGCTGGGAGCCCATGTACCGCAACTTCGCCACCCGGCGCCCCGTGAACGTCGCGTTCCCCGGCTCCAAGGTGACGATGTTCCGCGCCGGTGCCACGGACCTCGTCCTGGCAACCACCCCCCTGTCGGAGTACGAGGACCCCGATGCCGTGGCACTGCCCGGTGTCGAGTCCTGTGACCTGACGATGGATGAGTACGGCGCCGCGACGGTCACCACCCTGCGACTGCGCAAGCAGGCATGGACGCAGATCGACCCGTTGCAGGCGGAGTACGTGGCCCGCAACCTGCGGGACACCGTCGACGCCATCTACATGAACGCGATCTACTCCGCCACCGGCGGGTTCGCGAACACCGGCTTCCTCGCCTACAAGGGTGACGCGGCCGGCGCCATCTCCGTCACCGCTGCCGCGGCTGCCGGCGCCCAGTCCCTGTCCGCGGGTCACATCCGCCGGATCGTGGCGAAGTTCCGCAACCTCGGCGTCACCCCGATGGCTGACGGCTTCTTCCTCGGACTCATCACCCCGGACGTGTCCGTCGCGCTGCGGGAAACCACGGATGTCGCCGGCTGGCGCTACCCGCACCTGGAAGCGAACGCGAACGAGAACATCTTCCGCGGAACCGTGGGAGTTTTCGAGGGTGTCCGCTTCATCGAATCCCCGCAGTTCAAGGGCATGGACAAGGGCGACGTCGTGAACCCGGCGATCGCGCTCGTGTCCCAGTCCCCGACGGATGCCACCGCAGCGAACCTGCTGTTCATCGGCAACGAGGGCCTGGTCGAAGGCGTCGTGCAGGAGCCAGGGGTCACCACCACGCCGCAGACCGATAAGTTCGGCCGTCTTTTGGGGCTTGGCTGGATCGGATGGTTCGGTGCGTCCGTGTACGACGGCAACGCCGGGATGCTGTTCGACGTCAAGAACGGCTAGTCGTGTGCCGGGGGCGGGTATCAGCCGCCCCCGGCCACACCGGAAGGGAAGCACACCATGCCGACGTTCGCGCCCACCCTGCACACGGCGACACCCGTCGGGCCGGGGTACGTGTTGTGGTTCGTGAAGGAGCCGTCGGCCGGCGACGATCAGGGTGTCATCGTGCAGAAGCCTGACGGGTCGTTCTGGCATCACGCCACCCCCGGCTTCGGGGAATGGTTCGACGGCACCTCGTACGCGGTGGGACGCCGCTACTACCTGTCCCTGGCGGAAGCCCGGCAGGCGATCGGCGTCGACGGGATCCACGGGATCTCCTACGTCGACGACTTCAACGACGAATACCAGGACTACTACGTGTGCGACCTGGCCGTGAACACACCCGGCCATGACGCGCACACCCCCGAACTCACCGGCTAGGAGCACTCATGGCGAAGATCGCAGGGCAGGGCGGGCATCTCGGCGACCATGATCGGTGGGAGACGTTCATCGACGAGTCGGCCGCGGACAACGCTGCCGCCCTCGCCGCCGCCGCCGCCGCCGGCGTGTCCGCTGCCGCCGCCGCCGGCTCCGTCGCCGCCGTAGACGCTGACGCAGCCGCGGCAGCCGCGGCAGCCGCGGCAGCCGCCATCAGCGCGGGGGAAGCTGTCGCGTCCGCCGCCATCGCCGACGGTCACGTGGACGAAGCTGCCGCCCAGGTGGTGCTCGCCACTGACGAGGCGGACCGTGCCGCCGCGCAGGTGCCGCTGGCGTCCGCGCAGGCGGACCGTGCCGAAGCCCAGATCACACTCGCCGCGGATCAGGTGGGCCTCGCCGCCGACCAAGTCGCACTCGCCGCCGGCCAAGCCGCACTCGCCGCCGGCCAAGTTCACCTCGCCTCCGATCAGGTGGGGCTCGCCGGCGATCAGGTGCAACTCGCCGAAGACCAAGTCGACCTCGCCATCGTGGAAGTGGGGCTCGCCACCGCCCAGGCGGTCGCGTCCGCGGCGTCCGCGGGGACCGCCACCACGCAAGCGGGGACCGCCACCACGCAAGCGGGGACCGCCACCACGCAGGCGGGTCTGGCGGCAGCGTCGGCGGTCGCCTCCGCCGCGACAGCGGAGACGGCGTTACGCGGTGGCAGCGTCCTGACCTCCACACCGATCACCCCCGCCCCCGGCGAGCGACTGTTTAAGCAGGCGGTGTGGTACATCGACGCGCAGCATTCTGGTTCGACTGCTGCCGCTGCCGTGAATCTTGGCTGGGGCGGGACGGCGTTGAATGCGGCGCAGGCGACTGCGGGTAATCAGCCCGCGAAACTGGATTATGCGGGGACGCCGTACGTGTACCTGCCGGGTGTGGCGGGGAACGGCCTCACGACCCCAACCTCCACGGCCCTTGAGATCACATCCGATCTGGACATCAGGGCAAGGGTCGCCGTCGCGGACTACTCGCTGGGGGTTTCCCAAGGCGTCGTGGACAAACTCTCCGGCTTCTACGGCTACGCCCTTCGCGTTGGCTATCTCGGTGCTCCGCTGCTGATCTGGGGCAATGGGGCCTCACTCGTGACGGCCACGGCTACCGCAGTGGTTCCCGTGGCTGACGGCGTCGGGGTCTGGCTTTGGGCCGCGCTGGACGTCGATGACGGCGGCGTCTACAAGGTCTCCTTCTACACCGCTGCCGATTCACCGAATGAGCCGACATCGTGGACCCAACTAGGCACGACGATCACGGGTGCCGCGCCCGCCAATGTTGCGAGCAACACCGGAACCGTGACCGTGGGCAACACCTCGGCGCTGAACACCCCGATGACAGGCAAGGTCTACCGCGCCATCGTGAAGAACGGCATCAACGGCACCACCGTCCTCGACATCGACACCTCCGTCATCGCCTCTGGTGCAGCCACATCGTTCAACGCGCTGACCGGCCAAGTCTGCACCATCAACCGCTCCACGACGGGCCGTAAGGCCGTGTGCGTGGTGGCCCCATGCTGGCTGTTCGGGACAGACGACTACCTTGAAGTGCCGGATAATGACCTGCTGGATTTCGCGGCGACGGACTCGTTCACGGTGATCGCGGCAGTACGAACGTGGGCGACACCGGGCATTGAGATGTACGTCGCGAAGAA